CCAGATTGCTGTTCTTAGAACGCAATGTCACTCCTGCACCCGCCGTGATCGTTGTCGCACCAGCACCCTGCTGAAACACAATGATTTGCGTACCCGTAGGAAACGCCACCGAACTGTTGGGTGGAACAGTCAACGTGTTCGCAGACGCATTGTTGACCTCCACGGCCTTACCAGCATCCGCCAACACCAGCGTGTAAGAAGCCGTTTGATTGTTGAACGCCAAATATGTTGTCGTTGTACCCGTAAATGTTGCATCGGTGCCAGTCAAAGCACCCGTTAGTGTGCCACCCGTCAAAGGCAACACCGTCGAAGTCAACGCAACAGTACCCGTCGCATCCGGCAAAGTAATGATTCGATCCGTTGTGGTCGGATCGGTAGCCCGCAAAAACGTTTCATACGCATCAATCGTTGTACCCTCCCACGCAATCTGCTGCTCCACCGTACCATTCAAATACAGCGTCTTGGAAGCATAAACGTCCTCATCGACATTCAACTGCCCCTCAACAGTCGTCGTGGAACCCGCAACAGACAGATTTGGGGAACCCGTCGCCCAACCCGTAACATCAGTAAAGTTTTCGTTCATATCCGCAGAAACAATAGTTGTTCCCGCAGAAAACGAGTTCGTAACCGTCAAATCAGCCATTGTTAGCGGATTCTCCTAGTTCTATACATACCAACCACGCTCGTCAAACCCCATTTGCCGCGAAACCCCGACGTAGGCGTAACACTAAACCTCAAACTAATAGCCTTCGCTGTCCCAGCCGTCGGCCACCTGAAAAACTCGTAAATGTTTGTTTCAGCCCCAGTGGACCACGAATCGGTGCCCCACACGGCAGAATCCCACTCCGCTGACAAATCTTGACCCGTAATAGTTTTGGATCTAGTAACCACCGCAGTGCCAAGATTGTAATCCTTATAAATCGTCATCTTTACAGTCGTCGTGTTGTCAGCCAACATGACCGTGCGGGTCTTACCCCAACGTTTAGGAAACGTTGGCCTGTTGCCCGAAAACCAGCCCGTCTGATAATGCGAAAAGATTTCGCTACTCGTCGTGCCATTATAATCATCGACATCAACGTTTTGGTTGAACTTTGCCACCCGGGTAAACGCCGCCGTCCCCGACCACTCCGACGTAACACCCATACCGTAATGTTTATGATCAATATGGTGTACAGTCATGTCGCGGACATTGATGTCGTATCGTGTCCACGCCCCCCTGTCACCCAACGTCGGATCCCACACAAACACGTTGCGGCGGTCAACCTGATTTGCCCCAGCGGTCGTGTTTGATGCAATGTAATCAACTGACACCCACAGCCGTTCATCAAACCACATTAGTCTCGGCGCAGTATCAGTTGACATGGCACCGTTGTCCAACGCTGGCTTCAAACGGTCAAACGCCCAAATGGCCTGATTGCCTTGCAGCAAATAGATTCCGTTGTCCGAATACCAAAAAAATACGCCGACCGTGGTTACCACAGGGTTGCTGCCCTGCAAACATCCGGCGGCACGGGTCACGTTTTGAACCTCGAACGTGTCACGATCAAACCCGTACACAGCGTAAATCGAATCTGCTTTGAAAACTAGGAGGCGGTCACCGTCAGCCAACAGCCCCGTGATAACGTCGCCGTCTTCACCTATGTCGATGTCGATGTAATCAGTGTTCGTCCAGTTTTCGGCATCGTTGACTTTGGAGAACCGTATGCGGTTCGCATACGTCGTAACCCCCTCAACGAGATGCCCTGCCCACGCATATTCACCCCATGCCGCCGAATACCTAGCGGCAGGGAAATGCCCATCCGACCCGTCCGTGTCCGGGGTCAAAGTTGTTGCATTGTTGGCACCAGTCCACTTCACAACAGATTTTGTTGTTTCGGACAGCATCGGCAACCCGTTGGTCACATATGTTGCATCGTTGAATGTCAACCCGACAGGAACCTGTGTAGTGTCAAACGTTACGTTGCCGCTACCAGTAGCGACCTGAGTGAAATCACCCGTCCCCGTGTTGTACCACAACTCGGTGGCAGTACCTGCACTGTTTAGTGGTGTCACCAACACCGATTCTGTGCCATCAGTTTCGTGATGCGTCAACAGGGACTGCACATGCCCTGATAGTGCTGTCACGTTCAATACGTCGATTCCGTTGCGGCGAGAAACGCCGCCACGGGGATCGACGTCGACGTTCAACAAATCGGGCGACTCGTCGGGTTCCATGTTGAACTGGTCGGCGCGCAGATTCAACCCGCCTGTAAACGTGGATCGTTCCTCATACCTGTAAGGTTCACCTGACGAAGTGTCAGGAATCGCAGTTGCAGTTAGAGGCATCTACGTCACTCCCATGTGTAACGTAGACGGTACGGCGACGATGCACGCCACCGCGAAGTGTTGCGATGGTTGAGAAGCAGAGGCTGCGGTGCCGGAGAATCTTCGTAACGTGCCCTCAGATTGTCCAGTTCGGAAACAAACTGGGCGTAGTATTGGGAAGCCATGCCGCCGTCTTCCTGCTGCTGATACGCCCTGTAAATGACGTAGGAAGCCAATACCTGATCAAACGGGTCAGGTAAATCGGTTGTGTTCGTGTCCGCAATCGACGGACGAAACACGGCGGTGTTTCCACCGAAATCAACAGCATTGCGATATCCACGCACATACACGGTGGTTGCATCCGACGGAGTTGGATGAAGTCGTACAGTGTCCTGCCAATACGACCAAAACCACGGTTCGCCTGTCGTGTTCGTATCCAACGGGTACATGATGTCGCCGTCGTCGTACCCCAAAAACTCTAACACATGGTCGTCTGTTTTCAGTGACGCTATTTCTCGCAAACCGACACTAATGCTGGACGAATCGTGTGTTACCGCGACGCTGGCCCCGACAGTTGTCAGCGTATAATCTTTCTGATCTGCGACAGTGCTGAATGTGGTCGTTGTTTCATAAAACGGCCACCGCTTCTCCGAATATACGACAGCGTTGTATCCTTCACGGATAAACGTGTTGACAGTGCTATCGGCAATGTCTGTTGAGTCAATGTCGACTACGTTGCGAACGTAGTCTCTCATTTCGCTCAACTGCACAGTGATGCTCCTACGAGTGGAATACGCAGACCGACTGGTCTGTCATCGGGGTGGCTTTACATGGCGTGCCAGCCTTGGTGGTGGCAGCGCACACGGGTTGGGTCGGCACGGGAACAGCGACGGGGGTGGGATTCACCCGCGTGATGTTGCGTTCACGCATAACAGCGTGACGCTCAGGGGTGACCTCTCTAAAGCCGCCGGAAGGTTCCCCAGCGGGGCGGCTTCCGGCCTTGTAGGCTATCGCTTGTCCCCGTGCCATGTAAACCTTTCAAAGACCGTGGATCGGGGGTGGAGCCGCCTTTAGGCGACCCCACCCAACCGATCAAATGGATCAGGTTACGCCTGTCAACTTGCCCTGCCGTGCCCTGTTGGAGCAGGTCAGGTTTCCGTATGACAGGATCTGTGAGAACACAGCGTCCTGATTGGTGGGCCGCACGAACGGTGTCGGCTTGAACCAAGTGTCGCTGTGCCCGACAAGGCGCAGATACTTGTTGTTCAAGAAGTACATCGTCTGAGCAGTGCATGCCCCATCAAATGTCACAGGGGCACCCTTGAAGAGCAGATTCTGGAAACCAGCATCAGCCACATCGGTGTCAGTGTAACGAATCTGATCAGTCAGCAAAGCCTCGTAATCTTCGTACACGTCCTGCGTCGTAATAATCATGGTCGGCTGGTCGTTACCAACTGACACGTTGTTGTACATGGTAGCCATCGCTGCCGTGGTAATGGCACCGCCCTGAGCAGTCTCCGAAGAGGCCCAGAAACTGTTGCCTGAACCAGCCTGATTGATTCCACCGACAGTGCCTGTGGAATCAACGATTGCTGCCAAGCCCAGCATGTCTTTGCTGGAGTTGCCCGTGCCGTCAGCGTAAAACATGGTGTTCATGTTTTCGATAACTGTTTCCTGCGCCTGAAAGATTTTACCTTCCAACAGGTCAATAATCTGGGCTTCGCCGTTGTTTTTGGCTTCTTCCAGACCATTGATGGTCACGGTTACGGCATACTGCTTCCAGTCGTACTCAGCCGCGCTAATGCCCGTCTGTGCAGTCGTGGAAATAGTGTCCGTAGTGGCATATGAACCCGCTGTGGAGTTCGTGCCATAAATAATCGGAACGACAATCTTTGCACCACCCGAAATACGCCGAATCGTCTGACCATTCGTCAACGCATAGAACAAAGGTCTAGCGGAAAAGATATTGTCAGTCAGTTTCGGAACGTAGTTATTCAGGGTGGTGGTTAGAATCTCGTCAAAGTTGCTGTTACCAGCCATCTAACTCACCTTCTTCCTAATGTGTCGCCAACGATTTGTTGACAACTCAGGAAGCAAGTTGTTTCTTCGCTAACGCGAAGGCTTCACGAATACTGGACGGAGAATCTTTCCCAGCCTTCGCAGTAACCGCCCCCGTTTGCGTGGAACCCGAAGGTTCCACCACGGAGGCGTCACGCTTGGCCGTAGTCCGCTCCTGCTCTTTCTCCAACTTTGTTGCACGATCTGATACCTCTCCGAATCGCATATGTGTCAATGCGGCCTCAAGGTTACCGATCTTATGTCGCAACGCATGCTGGTAAAGTTCAGTAGCGTCAAACTCCCCATAGTGGTCGTGAAGCGCCTCAACCTGCTTCTCAACCTGTTCTCTACGATGCAAACGATCCTGCTGCTCAAGACGAGCCTCCAACGCTGCAATCCGTGTACCGTTAGGATCCGGCTCTACCGCTTCACCCCACTCATCAAACTCTGACGGTGCTGGTGCTGCGGGTTCACTGGGTGTCCCTGCCACACCGAAAGCATCTTGAAGAGCCGTAAGTGTTCCCGCTGGATCTGACTCCAACGAAGACACAATCGCCTCTGCTTGCTGCAATCGTTTACGTTCAAATGCCAAATCCTGCGTCTTACGGGTGTAATCCGCTTGGCGTTGGTATCCGTCTTGAAGTTCACTCAGACTGACCTGCTGCTCGCCGCCATCCACCGTCACGGTGTACGACCCAACATCAGGTTCCGTTGTGTTCTCTTCCGAAGATTCCAGAGTGTCCACCTCAGTGGATTCTGTTACTGCTTCGTCTTCCATGCTATGTTTTGCTCCTCGGAGTCCATTGTTTGGTTGCTCCTCAATACACAGGACAAGTTGTCCCATGTAAACCTATAATGCGGGCAGTTCCAACCCCATCTGCCCCTGCAACTGCGCCAACAGTTCAGGCGGAATACCGCCCGTGGGCGCGAAAGCGCCGCCGGGTGGGGCCAAAGCCCCCATGTCCATAGGTGGTGCCGCGGCCAACGGATTGCTTCCGTCGCCCTGCGGCCCACCCTGCTCTTCGGGGATGCCCGGCTGCTGCTGCATCAAAAACTTGTCAGGATCTTTGATTCCGAAACCTTGAGATAGCACATGCTTCGCCAACGCTGCAGGATCAATGACTGTCCCCACCAACGGTGCCATAGCGTTTAGCAAAGACACTGCCTGCTGTTTGCGAATCGTGTCGTTCATCGGCTGCGTAGATCCGGCCTCTACAGAAAAGTCGAACTCGCCTACGATTTCGTCACGCGTATACGGCACAAACAGGTTTCCGCCGCCCTTGTCGGTGACACGGGCCATTTGGTCGCCAGTCATAAACTGTTGCATCAACTGGATGACACGGCGGGCAATGGCACCAATCGAAATCTCAACAATCGCCAACTTGTCAGACGCACGGGCATTTCCCGCATCAGCAATAATGGATGCTTCAGTTGCTGTGCGCCTGATTTCAGGCATCTGCCCACGGGCATACTCTGAAACACCAGACACCGTGTTGATGTCCTGCTCAATGATAGTTGAAACGTTGTACACCTCGGGTGACAGCGGCACCTGTGGTACGGGAACAACTACTTCTGACAGCGGCTTGTTCTCGTCTATAACGGGAACAAGGCGACCATCGTCGTCTGATTCCAATGCCTCACGGCCTTCAGGTCCGAAGGAACGTTCGTGGTACAAGTATTTGCGCCCGTACCGTTTGCGGGCGTTGATCAACTGTGAACGTGTCTTATCCAACTCTTCTTGCAACGATTCGATGGCTTCCAAGTCGCCCATCGGATAAAAGTAGTCTGGGATGTCGTAGTTGCGAATCATCACAAACGGCTGCCCGTAAGCATACGGCATCGGGGTTGGATCTACCAGAAACTCTGAACCGTTTTTGGCAACAACAGACATGGTGTTGTCAACAACGTTGTAAAACTCGTATACGACGGTGCGTTCAACATCTCCCAAATGTTCGTTCGCCAACTGGTCTATTGCCCCCGACTGGGTGTTCAACACCGAATCGGCTACCAACGTTTTGCGCACCGACGGCTTATACCGTTTATCGGTTTGCGCCTCATACAACGGTCTGATGATGCGTTGAGCAACCCATTTGGCATCATCCAAACAGGTCGCTTCAGGGTCAACAAACACATCGAATGGTGAAATGCGTTCCACAAACGGCTGATCTTCCACAATCATCAACGTTGTGGTTGGCAGATTTGCTGCCACCTCGTCATCGTCGGGGGCATCCCCAGCCAAATCGGGTCGAACGGCGGCAAACGCGTCGGCCTCATCTAAAGCATCGGCCAACAGTTCGCCGCGCTCAGAATCACCTAGGCGGCGTTCCTGTTCAACAAACTTCCAACCGACCTTCACCCAGCCGTGCCCGAACACCAAGAAATCTTTGATAGCGCGGCGGAACGGTGTCCGAAAGTCGTGATGTTTCCACAAATGGTTCACGACCGCTTCAACAAAAGCGGCACGGTCCCCACCCTCGGGATCATTCGGTGTGACCACAATCTTTGGATGATTCACCGACACCGACGGTGCAATCACATTGATTGTCGAAAATGCCAGATTGACTGCGATCAAATCTTCGTTAGAAGCAGTGTTTCTAGGCCAATGCTTTCCACGGTACAAATCGATCATGCGTCGCCACAACGAATCGTATCCGGCGTCTTCACGCCAACGGGCAGACCCTTCCAACTTGCGTTGAATCGACTCATGCAACTCGGAACGTGTCTTACGAGGCATCACACCCACCTAGAACCGACAGGCTCAATGTTGCGGCCCTGAGCCTTGGCTTCGGATACAATCTTTTGTTCCCGTTCCCTAATCGTCAAATCGCGTTCGTCGGCAGGCATGCGGGCGCGAGCCGCTGCACCAGTCACAATCCTTACACCCTGCAACTTTTGCCGCCACTGCCACAAATCAGACAACTCGTTACCCGATATGGGGCCACGAACCCCGGCGATGTAGTCGCGGAACTCGTCGTATGTGGCTTCAGGCGGTAAAACCGCCACGATCAGGCGTTGCTGCCGCGCAGGTTTGGCTGCGCATGAACATGCTCAACCTGACCTGTCGTACCGTGCTGATTCTCCGGCGTGGTGCGAGACTTCACAGCCGCACCCTTGTCGCCGCCGCCGTCGGAACCCGTCAACGGGCCACCTGTGCGCTGCGTCGGAGACTGAGAGCCACCCGGCGACCAAATCGGATTGTCAACAACGGAACCGCCACGCTCCATCTTGTTGTTCTTACCAGTAGCGCCATCCACTGTCTGCGAAGCAGAAGTGTGAGACACAAACTTGCCAGCCATAAAATAACCCTCCTACGGGTTTATGCGGAAATATGTCGTATTCCCTCAGTAGTACGATCAGACTGTCCCACC